AGAAATGAACAACAAGGATTATTCGAACTTTCACGACTCTGCATTCATCCACAAACTCAACAGAGCGAGTATAATATCACTTCTTGGTTTGTTTCAAAAGCGATTAGACAATTACGAAAAGATACTGAAGTTAAGGCAATTATCTCTTACGCTGATAGTGATTTTCATTCTGGCACAATCTATCGCGCTTGTAACTTTAAGTATGTGGGTCTCACAGATCCAAAAAAAGATTTCTACTATTCAGACGGAACTAAGCACTCTCGTGGAAAAGTAAAAGGTGCTGTGGGAGAATGGAAAGATCGTTCCCGCAAGCACCGTTATGTAATGGTTTTTGATAAGAATCTAGAATTAAAATGGAATAGTTGATTTAGTATTCTCAGTTTTAATTAGAGTATCATTTACATACTGTGATGACCTATCATAAATCATCGCTTTTCTTGTGTCATTAATAACTTGCTGTAGGTATCTTGATTTTAATACATAGATACCTCTCTTATCATTATTTTTTCTGACCTCATACTCATAATTAGAAATACTAATAACTGGATTTGAAATATAATCTACATTAGATCCAAGTATTGTTGAGTCATTTGTATAAAGAGTTCCATAATCATAATAAGAAACCTTAAAGTCTTCATCTACAACTTGACCAGCAGGAAGAATTAGTCTATCTTCTGAGTCTCTGACTTCTGTAGTTTCGTAATGATGAATCGCATTCAAATCATTTCCGTAGATTGACTCTGCATAATCATAAACCTGTCTATCAGAAAGTGGCCATTGGTCTCTGAGTCTTGTGATTCCTGCAGATACGATGACTACCCAATCATATTGTGTGCTACCATAAAGTTCTTGAGCAACTAATTCTGGTCTAGACCCATCTGGAATTTGATATTTGTTAAAGACAGTAAAAACATTTTGTAAGTCATCACGCAGTTTGACTCTACGGAAAAGATTTTTAACAAGCAGATACTGGTCAGATGAATTAGAATCTGATAAGAATGATTGATATTCTAGATTTGGAAGTTCTCTGAAGTAAGTCATTAGTATCCAACTCCTATTGTTCCTTCTGCACTATCATAATCTTCTGCATAAATTGGCGACAGTTCTTGGAACTGTAGAGATAATTGCATATGAACTGGAGTTGCATCAGGATATGTTGCATATTGTGCAGATCCATTATAATTAACACTCATTTGTGTTAATGCACATGGTTTAAAACGGTGTAAAAATGGATGTTGTTTTCCACCACTCATATACTCTAATTTAAAAACATTTGGTGCTGAAATAAAAAGACCACCTCCATCAACTCCAGGATTTCCTTTTTGAGGAGTCATATTTTTCTTTAGAGTTCTAATAATTGTTTTAATTCTATCAGATTCTGGTTTAGATCTTGGAACCATATCAAACGTAAAATTAAATGCGGGTCGCATTGTTACGCCATTAAAAAGAAGTTCTATATTTTCATTGAACACATTTCCAGTTGCTCTGGAAACGATTGAATTAATATTTCCTTGCCCTAACGCTGCTTGAATTGCAAGAGCAGCTGCTCCTGCCGCAGCTCCTGCTTGACCTTCACCTGTGCTCATAGCACCACTGATATCTCCTCCAAATTTTTTAATAGACTCTAAAACCGAAGTAATTGGCTTACTACTCATAATTGCATTAGATGCTGCAGCGCCAAGATTTGCTTCAATAGGATTCATTGTTCCAGATTGCCAATCGGCAGAATTACTATCTTGAATTGTTGCTGGCATTGGTAAAATAATCGTTGCCAAAGAATTTTTAATACTCCCACTCGACTGTAATGCGTCTTCAGTGGTTCCTAGTGCAAATCCTCCAGTTAAATTTAAACTAGGTTCTTCATATTTTAATACTTGTATTTTAAAGTAATCGTCTTGAGAACCAATATTTTTTATAGGATATCTTAATAGTTCTGCCATTTACTTTTTTTAATTATTTATTGCCAATTTCTAATAAATTTGGCGTAAGGAACTGACTTTAAAGTATTGAATTCTTGAACAGTTAATTCATATAATCCACTAACTAATCTATCACCATCTACAGTATTATATTGTCTTATTTTTCCCCAGTGGTAGTTAAATGCTCTAAATCCTTTTGGTAACATATCTCCAGCAATAATCAATGGGTGACGATCATAGGTTATTTTTGGAGTTGTAGCATAGTAAATATAAGTGTAGTATTTACCAGGAACTGGAGCAGTTCTTTGAGTATCTTTCGCAATGGATAAAATTTCATCCATCAATTCTTCTGGTTTTTCATTTCCAAATAACGATTCTTTAAATTTTAAAAATCTATTTCCAGTGTTTAATCTCCCTGTTAAATTTTCAAAATTTGGATTAGACCTTCTGTAGTCACGATCATTTTGAATTAAACTGATTAATTGCGATTTATTTAATCGTTTATATCCATCAATTCTACCTTGCCCAGTTGCTGTAGTATAATAGATACTATACTTTTCAGCAATTTGAACCAATTCTTCTTTTGAATAATCTTCTAGTTTCTTTTCGTATCCAGTAAGTGCCATTACTTAATCCTTAATTCATGCTCGGTGATTACTTTAAACTCATAACCATGATCAGCACACCATTCTCTTGCAGCTTCCCACTTTGATTGATTTTTAGCATACTCATAAACCTCAGCAATATATCTTTTAGTTTGTCTTTGAGGTTTTGGTGGAGGGACAGTTTGCTTTGATGGTTTAATCTCAATCATATATTTTTTGATACTTCCATCAGATTCTTTAACCTTGATAAGAAAGTCTGGAAAGTAACGATGAATTTTTCCGTCCAATGGGGATTTGTAGGGAATCGCTTTTTCTTCAGATTGCCATTCAATTATATTTTCATTTAAGTCACAGTAAACGCAAAATTTTCTTTCCCATAAGGATCGGTAAATTATATTTGTTGGATCACCTTTATATTTTTTTGGATATGATGGTTTAAATTTTCCTTTATATGACATCTAAATACTTACAACAAGAAACTCATAATAGGTATTTAGAGTGGCAATACCCCGCAGAATATCAGACATAAAACCATTATTTACCAATCTTGCACAAACTTCCCATTATGAGGTAAAATTTGGTGGACTTCCCGGAGAATTGGTAAATTATTTAAATGGGAGGGGAGTAACATCAAGATTTATTTCTGAAGGTGCAGGACTTCTGTGTCACAATGCGGTACTTCCAACAACTCAACTTGCTACCGTAAATGTTGATGGAAATTATATTGGTATTACTGAAACATTTGCTCACAGAAGAATCTATCAAGATATAAGTCTTGAGTTTTATGTTGATAATAATTATAACACTTTAAAATTTTTAGAGCACTGGATGGAATTTATTGCAAGCGGTTCATCCAACCCAATTGATGGAAACAATTTACCAATTAGTAATAATGTTGATGAAGGATATTTTATAAGAATGCAATATCCAGAATACTATAAATCAAATAAAACAAGAATTATTAAATTTGATCGTGATTATCGAAGAGAAGTGGAATATACTTTTATAGGTCTTTATCCTTATAATATTGCATCAATTCCTGTTTCTTATGGGCAGTCTGATGTTCTAAAAATGCAGGTGACATTTAAAATTGATCGATATATAATTGGTAAATCTTACAGTGTGAATTATAATAGAAATGATGATAACAATAAACTTTCATCTCAACCTCAACCACCACCAGTTTCTCAACCAAAACCAAGATTAGTTCCAAGATCTCCAGGATCTATACCTTCTAATGGTGTAGAATTATTTCCCGCTGGTCAAACTTTGGCAGAATCTCTTTATGGGACTCAAAACAACAGATAAATAGTTTGATCATATTTGTAGTTGAAAATGTCATTACCTAAAATTGCGACTCCTTCTTATTCTTTAGAAATTCCATCTCTCAAAAAAGAAATCAAATACCGTCCTTTTCTTGTAAAAGAAGAAAAAATCCTTATTATTGCAATGGAGAGTGAAGATCCAAAGCAAATTGCAAATGCTGTTAAGACTGTAATTAATAATTGCATTTTAACAAAAGGAATTAAAGTTGAAGAACTTGCAACTTTTGATATTGAATATTTGTTTCTCAATATTCGTGGAAAATCTGTTGGAGAAACGGTTGATGTTTTAATAACTTGTCCTGATGATGGGCAGACTCAAGTTCCTGTAAGTATTAATCTTGATGATATTGAGATTACTATTGATAAAAATCATTCAAAAGATATTAAACTTGATGACAATTTAACTTTAAGAATGAAGTATCCATCAATGAATGAGTTTATTAAATCTAATTTTGTAAATGAGTTTAATATGAGTGTCGATGATACATTCAATCTTATTGTTTCTTGTATGGAACAAGTATATAATGAAGAAGAATCGTGGGCTGCTTCTGATTGTACTAAAAAAGAATTGGGAGAATTTATTGAACAATTAAGTTCAAAGCAGTTTAAAGAAGTTGAAAACTTCTTTACGACTATGCCTAAACTTTCTCATACTCTTAAAATAAAAAATCCAAACACAAAAGTTGAAAGTGAAGTATTGTTGGAAGGGTTATCAAGTTTTTTCGCCTAGGAATGGCTCATGAAAATCTTGAGTCCTATTACAAGACAAATTTTTCTTTGGTTCAGCATCATAAATATTCATTGACAGAGATAGAAAATATGATACCTTGGGAGCGAGAAATTTATATTGCTCTTCTCAAACAATATATTGAAGAAGAAAACTTAAAGAACAGTACAAATGGCTGAATTGGATCCCGAAAAAGTTGGTAGATCTGGTGTTGATCCAGTTACGGGATCTATTTTGTCTTCTGAAGTAAGAAATGCACTTTTAAAGAAGTCAACAATTGATGCATCTGTATTTCAAAATATTGAAAACAGAAGGGCACAAACAGACGCACAAAACGCAGAATTATCTAAAGGACAAAATGAAGCTTTTTTAGGATTTAATTCAACTCTTCAAGCGATAAGAGCAGATATTGTAAAATTAGGAACAGGTCTTTCTGGAATTTCACTTCTTCTTCAACAAGATGCGTTGGAAGATCAGAATAAAATTAAAGTAGAACAGGAAAAGGAAAGATTACTTGCAGAAAGACAAATAAGAATTGGAAAAGAAAGTGCAATAGAACAAAAAATTCAAAATGCAGTTGCTGAACCTGTACAACGATTAGTTCCAAAAGTAAACGATATTTTTGGAAGAATAGGTACTGCTTTAGGAATTTTATTTGGTGGTTGGTTAACTAAACAAGTTGTAGATGCAATAAAGGCATCTGAAGAAGGCAATACAAAATTATTCAATGAAATTCGATTTAATATTGTTAAAAATGTTGGAATTGTAATTGGTGGGTTAGTTGCAATAAGAGCAGGATTTTCTCTTATTAAAAGAACAATTGGAACGATTGCTAGAGGATTGACTAAACTTTTGATTGCAAAACCTCTTGCACTTGCTGCTAGTTTAATTCCTGGTCTTGGTGGTAGAAAACCTCCTTCTGTTCCAGGAACACCTACTCCAAAAGATGGAAAATTTGGACTTATGAGTTTGATTGGTAAAACAATCACTGGAATGAGTGGTGTAATGAATTTCTTAAATGGTGAAAATATTGATGGCGCACTAGCTGCTTTGACTTTTTTACCTGGTAAAGGATGGATTTTTAAAGGTATTCGTGCTGCTGCTGGTATTGCTTTTACACTTGATGAGGTATCGGAAGCGTTTGGTGGAAATCTTACTGGTGAGAAAAAGAAACAATTACAAGATCAACAAAAACAAGCAGAAGGAGATAAAGCGACACCAGCAGAATCAAAACCAGTTGCTCCTAAAGTAGACACTCCACAAACTTCTACACCAGTTGCTCCTAAAGTAGACACTCCACAAACTTCTACACCAGTTGCTCCTAAAGTAGACACTCCACAAACTTCTACACCAGT